GTATTACTACAGTTGGTGACACAGATTGGGCCAGTTATGGTGCAACTGGTAATCCACAAGTTGGCGATATCTTCACAGCAACAGCCGCTCTTGCCAACACAGGCACAGGCCGTGTTAATGCAGTGGGTCAATGTGTATTGACCAGTGACTTGAGCCCAACAGCTGGCAACATGAGTATCAGTTACTTCAGTAACGATTCAACAGAAACAGCAATCAGTAAGTTGACCAACAAGTTCTTGCAGAACTTTGCAGGTGGTGCAACTGGTGGTAATGCTGACACAGGTGATGTATGGGCAGCCACAGACACAGTAGACAACGTTGCATTTGCAGCTAACTTCTTCAGTGATGAAGGTACAACTGCTAAATCTGGTGCTGAAGTTGATACATGGGGCACAAATGGTTCAGAGCAATTGACAACAGGTGCATTGGATCTAGCAATTGTAGAAAACTACAACAGTTAATTTTTAACTAACCAAATAATCCCCACAATAAGTACTGTGGGGATTTTTTATGACTACAGCATTTGTATTAGGCAACGGAGTAAGCAGACAAGCAGTTGATTTGAATCAACTAAAAATGATTGGAAAAATTTATGGATGCAACGCACTTTATAGAGATTTCATACCCGATGTGCTTGTAGCCACAGACAAACCTATTGCTACAGAAATACAAAACTCCGGATATGCCCTTAAAAATAAATTTTACACACGAAAACCCATTGAAAACTTAGGTGCACTCAAAGTTCCACAGGATTATTATGGTTATAGTTCTGGACCTATTGCTACAGGGATTGCTGCTCTGGATCAACATCAAGTGATTTACATGATTGGATTTGATATGGGTCCAGTCAACAACAAGTTTAATAACATATATGCTGATACTGAGTTCTATCGAAAGTCCGATGCAACTCCAGTATTCACTGGAAATTGGGTTAAACAAATACGTCAAATTACAGAAGATTTTTCAAAAACTCGGTTTATAAGAGTTCAAGGTAAAACTACCGCAGATATCTCAGATTTTGCTAACGTTAAAAATCTTGAACATTTGCCCGTTTACAGTTTCCTAGACCGCATAAATAATCAAAAGGATCTTTAAATGGCAAGCTATAAAAATCTCAGCTCAAATTGGTACATTGACGTCAACGGTGGTGTGGGCACAATCTACATCGACGGAAACTTGGATGTCACAGGTAATATTACCTATGTAACAGAAATTGCTGTTAACGATGCTTTTATTATTGTAGCTGCCAACAATACTGGAACTGTCACTGACATGGGCTTGATTGCTCAAAAGACCAGCAATACCTATGCTGGTTTGAGATATGATACAACAGTTGGAGCTTGGCAGATTAGTGCCAACGTTGCACAAGATGGATCGCCTATATCGTCGTATGCTAATATTGCATCCAGCGGCGGTAGTGGCATTGTAGCAGGAAGCAATACACAAGTACAGTTCAATGACGGCGGAACTTTTGGAGCCACAGCCAATTTAACCTTTAATAAAACCAATAATTCACTGACTTTGTCTGGATACGAAGTGTTGTCAAACATTGGAACAGCTCCAACAGCAGTGGCCAATTCAGTGGCTATTTACAACAATGCTCCCGGTGCAGGCGCAACGGGATTATACACTGTGGGCACCACAACTACAGCTGACGAAGTTATCAGTTTAACTCGTGCAAGACTTTATGCAATTATATTTTAAGGAATAAAAATGACTATTCAAGCCTCAAACGTAACCACTGCTGGAAACGTAGTTTATACCAGTTCTGGAAATACTGTGATAACTTTTTTAAGCATCTGTAATTACGATCTTACAACACCAGTCACTGCAAACGTTTATGTAGTACCATCTGGACAAAGTGTTAGCAACAGTTATATTACTATCAGTAATTTAGTAATAGCCAACGTTGACACCTATCAATACTATGCCGGCAACGAAAAACTAATTCTTAGCAATGGTGATTTTATTCATATCAATTGCACAGCTAACACTGTGACAGCTGTGACTTCATACACATCGGCCTAATGGGATATTTTGTTAAAAATCGACAGCTCCAGTCCGGCAGTAGCGGTGTAGTAGTTCCTGTAGGTCCAGCTAGTTTGCGTCCTGATTCAGCAACATTTGGAATGATTCGATACAATACTGACATCGGATATGTGGAATTTTACAATGGAACAATTTGGCAAAACATGGGTGTTGGTGGAGTAGTAAGTTATGATGTAATTACTGCCACTGGCGATGGATCTACTTTAGCATATACACTAGATTACGAGTACTCTGATCCTACACAGCTAATTGTGTTTGTGGGTTCAATATATCAAGAACCTACTGTGGCATACACTGTCAGCAGTTTTACATTGACGTTTACCAGCGCACCAGCAACTGGTATTCCAATCAACATCATTCAAACCCAAAACTAATCAGCTAAATACCCTATCACTGGGATAATCTAATGGCAATAAGTCGCGTAGCAGGTCAAATGTTAAAAGACGTACTCGAAAGAGATGGCGTTGATATATCCTTTGCTAATGCTAATGTTGGAATTAATACTGCCAGTCCTTCTGAATTGCTTGAAGTTGCTGGCAATGTTAAAGGCGATTGGTTCCTTGGTAATGTTTCTACAACTGGAAATATCATTGTTGGAAATATTTCTGTTGGCAATGTTAGCGCAGGAAACATTAGTCTAGGAAACTTGTATGGCGGAAATGCAGTATTCACTGACAATGTCACTGTAGTTGGAACACTAACTTCGACGTCAAATATTGTTGCTAACATCTCGGGTATTTTTTACGGAAATGCCATTACTGGTGTAGGTGCCTTGTTTGCTGGTATTCCTGGTTTTACCTCATTGCCCAATACCATTGTTCAAGTTGCTGGCAATGCTGAACCATACATTCAAATTAATTTTGAAAATATCAACGGCAACGGAACTACAGACTATGTTGCCACAGCAGACACAGGCACAGATACAATACACTATGTGGATATTGGAATTGCAGGTAGCACCTATGATAATACTACCCCTACCAACAGTTTAGGAACTGTTATTGATCCTCTAGATGGATATCTATATATTCAGGGCGACGGTTCCGCCGGTGCCGGAGGAAATATTGCTATTGGTGCTACAGAACCCAACAGAGAAATCAGATTGTTTGTTGGCGGAGTCAATGCTGATAGTATTGTGACAACAATCAGCAATATTGGAATGACTGTGATTGGTAATATCATCACTGGAAATATTACAATTTCTGGCAATACTATTACTAGTTCAAACAATTTAGTTTTAGATCCAACTGGAAATGTCGATGCATCTGGAATTAACATCAACAACCTAGCTGAACCTGTGGCTAATTCTGATGCTGCAACCAAAAATTATGTATTAAGTCAAATCAGTGGCAATGTTGTTAATATTGGAAATTTGGTTGTCAACGACACCACTGTTACCACGGCCACAGCCAATGCCAATATTGCCATTGACCCTAACGGCACAGGAACATTTGTCATTGTTGGAACCAACGGATTTGTCATGCCCATTGGCAACACCAATCAGCGCCCAAGTCCAGCCTACACAGGAACTTTGCGTTTTAATTCTGATTATGCTCGTATTGAATATTATGATGGCACAGAATGGGACGTAGTTGCCGGTGGTATTACCAATCAAACCATAGAAACTGCCGACGGAGTGACAGACACTTTTGTACTGGACCGCGAAAGCACTACAGCTGCAGTGTTGGTTATGTTAAACGGTATTGTACAAATACCTACAAGCTCTTACAGCGTGACAGGAAACAGCCTTGTTTTTACACAAGCGCCTGCTGTTAGCGATATAATAGACATTCGTTTCCTCTAATACTTTCTAGTAAAAAATAAACTGCTACTAGTGTTTTCTCACGACCGCGGTAAATACTTCATAAATTGGAGATTGAACGCTATGGCCGTTACAAGAATTAAAAACAATCAGATCACCGACTCGTCAGCCGGTAATGTGTACCTTGGTATTAATGCCGGTACTAAACTACAAGATTACTCAATTACTGCTGGTAAAATTGCCAACAGTTTGACCTACGGCAGTGATTTAACCATTACAGGCAACTTGACAGTCAACGGTCAAACAACAACCATTGATACAGTAAGTACAGTAATCGAAGATCCGGTTATTGTTTTAGCGTCAAATCAATCAGGTGCACCAAGTGTAGACATTGGTTTTATTGGTGAACGTGGTTCTAGTGACAACATTGCGTTTGTATGGGACGAATCAGCTGACGAATTTGTCACAGCATTTACTACAGATCTAGTTACAAATACCACAGTCACTATCTCTAGTTATGCAAATTTTCACACCAACGATGCCAACGTTGGTGGTAATATCACAATCAACGGCACAACCAGTTTAGTTGGTAATATTATCAGTGCAGTAAATGTAACTGGTAATCTTACAAGTGGCAATTTATTAACTCCTGGATTAATTTCTGCAACTGGTAATATTACCGGCGGAAACTTATCGGCTGGTTCTGGTACTATTGTTACAACAGGAAACATCAACGGTGCAAACGTAAACACCACAGCAGGAATTTCCGCTGGAACTACGATTGTTGCCACCGGCAACATTACTGGTGGTAATATCACCACTGCTGGATTATTGTCCACTGGCCCACAAAATATTACTGGCAACGTTACTATGACTGGTAATATCAATCTTACTGGTAATATCAACGCCACTGGTAACTTAAACTTTGAAAACGTCACCGACTTGGTTGTTGGTGATCCAATTATCTATTTGGCTGCTAACAACGTAGCAGACTTAGACGACATTGGTTTTATTGCCAACTGGGACGACGGTACTTATCAGCATGGTGGTTTCATTCGTGATCATACCGACGGTGTTTGGAAAATTTTCTCAAACGTTATTCCAGAGCCAACCACAACTGTTGACTTTACAAATGCCGTCTATGACCCACTCAAAATTGGTGCATTGACAGTAACCACAATTAGTTCAAATGCTACTATTACTGCAACTGGCAACGTCACTGGTGGCAATTTAATTACAGCTGGACAAGTTGTAGCAACTGGCAACGTCAATGGTGGAAACATTGTTACTTTAAACACAGTAACTGGCGCAACAATTATTGGAACTACATCGGTCACAGGTGGAAACATTGTAATCAGCGGAGACAATATTACTGATACAAACGGCCGTGTGAACTTTAACGTAGCCGGCGGCGACGTAGACTTTGCTGTTAACGGTGATACAAGAGCTAACGTATTTTATGTTGATGCAGGCACAGGCACAGCCAGCTTTGGCTCGGCTACACAAACCACAGGTGCAATTGTAGCATTTAACGATCCAACATCAATCTTGATGCCAGTGGGTAATACAGCACAGCGTCCATCGGGCACATTAGGTATGTTGCGTTTTAACTCAACAGATGACAACTTGGAAATTTATTCAACAGCAGGTTGGGAAGCTGTGGGTGTTCCAGTGTTTACAGTTATTGCTGACGAACAATTCAACGGTGACGGTTCAACAGTAGCATTTACATTGGGTTCAAGCCAGACTACTGCAAGTTGTATTGTATCAATCAACGGTGTAGTGCAGATACCAACTGTGGCATATTCAGTTACAGGTACTACATTGACATTTACAGAAGCTCCAGAAACTGGTGATTTAATTGATGTACGTCAACTAACAACAACAACATCGGTTACTTCAATCAGTAATACTGGAGGCAATGCGGTTGTTGCAGCAAATGCTACACTAGCACAAGTTAACATCACTGGTGATTTAATTCCTGTTGCTAACGTCACCTACGACCTAGGTAATGCAACTAATCGTTGGAACGAATTGTTCTTAGCAGGCAGCACATTAACATTGGGCAACGTAGTAATGAAGAACGTGCCAGGCGGTAATACTGTTGGATTCTATGGCCCAGACGGTACAACTCCGGCAACTATTGCTTCAACATCTGCTACTTCAGATATTGCTAACGGTACTTCAAGCGTTTCAGTGATTGCATCTGGTGGCAACATCAGATTCACTGTTGGCGGCACTTCAATCATTGGTGTAACCAGTAGCGGTATCTACAATGACCAAGCCAACGGCGTGGGCAACATTGGTAGTTCTACTGCATACTTTAACACAGTATTTGCTAAGGCCACTTCGGCACAGTACGCTGACTTGGCGGAAAAATATATAGCAGATGCTGAGTATGCCCCGGGTACCGTTGTGATATTTGGTGGAGAAAAAGAAGTTACAGTTAGTTCTGCAGATGCAGATCGCGCAGTTGCTGGTGTAGTTTCTACAAATCCAAGTTATATCATGAATAGCGGATTAGAAGCTGAATATGTTGCTACTGTGGCATTGACAGGACGTGTTCCTACTCGTGTCACAGGAACTGTACGCAAAGGTGACTTAATGGTATCAGCAGGATACGGGCTAGCACGTGCTGAAGCAGATCCTAAAGTTGGTACTGTGATTGGTAAAGCTCTTGAAAATCATGAAGGCGCAGAAGGCGTTATTGAAGTAGTAGTAGGACGCTTCTAAACATTGTTTAGACCCGGAAAGTAGGACTCTTAGGAGTCCTATTTTTTTAACTAAATATAGCATATTATGGTGATAAACAATGGCATTAACTAGACCCCGTGCTTCGCAAATCTACGACATAGATTACAAACAAGCCACTCGAGTGATAACAGTCTCAAATATTACACTTAGTGGTGGAGCGCCCAGCCAGGTCGATGGGGTTAGTCTTAGTTTAGATGATCGAGTGCTAGTAACTGGACAAACCAATGCGGCACAGAACGGTATCTATTTTGTAGATACAGTAGGATCAGGATCCAACGGTACCTGGGTTAGATCAAATGATACCAATAGTACTGGTGAACTATTAGCTGGTACCATTGTCATGGTCACCGAAGGTACTGTATATCACGACACACAATGGAAACTTACAACTAACGATCCAATTGTCATTGGTGTTAGCGAATTAATATTTGAACAAAATTCGGCCTTCGCATTTGGTAATGTTTATGCCAACAGTACAGCAGTTCTAGCTACCAGCGTCGGAGATGTCCTGACATTAAGTGCCGGCAATAATATTTCAATCTCTGGCAACAACACAAGCAAAACAGTCACTATTGGTGTAACTGGTATTAGTCTTAATTCAATCTCTAACGGAACGTCAAATGTTAACGTTGTTAGCTCTGGTGGTAATGTCACAGTTGGCATTGCTGGTACTAGTAACGTGGCAGTTTTTAGTTCAAATGGAGTATCTATCACCGGTGACTTGAGCGTAACAGGTAATGCAACATTGTCAGGAAATATTTTAGGTGATAGAATTCAAAACGGCACCACAAGCATTGACATTCAAACACCAAGTGGAGATGCTAATATTAGTGTTTCTGGTACTAGCAACATAGCGGTGTTTAGTTCAACTGGTGCTAATATCACTGGAACATTAGAAGCCAGTGGTAATGTAACCGGCGGTAATTTTTTAACAACTGGATTAATTAGTGCCACTGGTAACATCACAGGTGGAAATATTTTAGGAAACGGTGCTGGCCTAACTGGCATCAACACTTTTAAGACAGTTGCTGTAACTGGAGGTAATAGTGCTGTAGCAGATTCAATTGCAGATACATTGACTCTCACTGCCGGATCTGGCATTGCTATTACAGTAGATTCAACAACTGACACTGTTACTATTGCTGCTTCGGGTGGCAGTGACATATTCGTTGACGGTGCAGATTTTGGTACTGTAACTGAAGCAGTCACTGCCAGCGACGATCTTGGGTTGGTGACTGAAGCGGTTGAAGCTGAATCAGATTTAGGAAGTATTGTAACCTCAGGGGTATTCTACCCAGATTTGTTAGTTTTGGCTGATGTCACTGATTTTATTATTTACGGTGGTAATAGTGGTCAGTATCTTGGCACTGCCGGCAACGGAATATTGCAGTGGCAAACACTGGATTCGGCTCCACTTGAAGGGGCAATGGCAGGAAATATTCTTGGTAACAATTATTCAATCACCAATTTAGCTACCTTGACTGCAACTGGTAATATTACCGGCGGAAACTTATCAGTCAGCACCGGCACAGTCACATTAGGAGGCGTTGTTAACTCTAACGCCAATGGAGTAGGCAACATTGGTAGTTCGACTGGTTATTTTAATACAGTATTTGCCAAAGCCACTTCAGCTCAATATGCTGACTTAGCGGAAAAATATATAGCAGATGCTGACTACGCACCAGGAACAGTGGTTGTGTTTGGCGGTGAACAAGAAGTAACCATTAGCCAGCACTTTAACGATCATCGCGTTGCTGGTGTAATATCTACAAATCCAAGTTATATTATGAATGGTGGATTAGAAGCAGAATATGTTGCTACGGTAGCATTAACTGGCCGAGTGCCAACAAAAGTTCTAGGACCAGTTGCTAAAGGAGATTTAATGGTAAGTTCTGCTGGAGGATATGCCCAAGCATGTAATCAACCGTCATTTGGTACTGTAATCGGTAAAAGTTTAGAAAATCTTGTTGCTAATGAAGGTGTTATTGAAATTGTAATAGGAGTGCGTTAATTTAAGCACTAAATAGAAACGAGGAAAGAATATGTCAACACAAGTACAATATCGAAGAGGCACAGGCGCACAAAACGATGCATTTACTGGCGCACTAGCTGAAATTACTGTAGATACCACCAATGGTACACTACGTGTTCATGACGGAGTTACAACCGGTGGATCAAACATTGCCACTGTAGCGTATGTTGATGCAGAAATTGGTGGCCTTAGTGCCAACAGTATTAGCTTAGGAACCACTAATGTTAATATTCCTAGTTCAGGCGGCAACGTAATTATTACTGTAGGCGGATCTGGAATTGCTACTTTTACTAGTGCTGGTATTATTAATAATATGGGCAACGGAGTTGGCAACATTGGTAATGCTACTGGTTACTTTAATACTGTATTTGCCAAAGCCACTTCAGCTCAATATGCTGACTTGGCAGAAATGTATGTAGCCGATGCAGATTATGCTCCTGGAACTGTGGTTGAGTTTGGCGGAGACAAAGAAATTACAATTAGTTCCGTGAGTCACAGTACAGCAGTAGCTGGTATTGTATCAACCAACCCAAGTTATCTAATGAATGCTACACAACCCGGCGAACATGTTTTACCGGTAGCATTGACAGGTCGTGTGCCTTGTCGGGTTCAAGGCCCTGTTCGTAAAGGTGATGTTTTGGTAGCATCATCAACGCCTGGAGTAGCACAACGTATTGGAATGAATTGGCAACCTGGATGCGTAGTAGGCAAAGCTATGGAAGTAATTGAAAACTCAGAAACAAAAATAATTGAGGTTGCAGTAGGACGTTTATGATCAACGAGCGTTATCGCAAAGATTACACTGGCGAATTCCTTATAACCCAATCTGTATGGGCAGGTGGAAAAAAGCAACAACAAAGAGAATGGGTATCAAACCCAATTGAAAATCAACATATCAGCGGACGAGCAGTTTGTATTGGCAGCGATCATGACAAAAATCGATTTGACTATACAAAACTACAACGTCATCGAGGCGGACTTCTTGGTAGTAAAAAATTACAAACCTACGGTTTAGGGACTGCCTTGACCCAAATGAGATTAGATTTTACTGTTGAAACCGACGACAACATCCTACAACAGTTAATTGAAGAACAATATCATCAAGATAATATTATCTATACAACACCACGTAACTGTTTAAAATATCCCGGAATATTGTATCTTGCACCTTATAATCCACCTCTAATTAAACATGCGTTAGCGGTTTATTTGGCAGCGTTTGACGGACACAAAGAAATATTTTTATTAGGTTATAATCAATTTACAGATGCTGGCAATAATGCATGGCACGCCCATGTGGCACAAGTCTTTTCTGTGTACACAGGTACTAAGTTTATTGTAGTTGGAGAACCGCATCATGTTATTGAGTCTTGGTTGGAGTTCTCTAATGTTGAGCAAATGACTTATCGCGAGTTTGTGTCGTACTGCGACGTTTGAACTAACTGTTCTATAGTTTCAATTTTACTGCGAACTGCTTCAAAGTTTATAGTTGACCATAATCCAGGATGCATGGGTTTAGGCCACGATCCAGAAGCAATCCATGCCCATCCGTGATGTTCGTCATTTAATGTAGGACAAAATTCTTTGATAACGTTGCAAAAAAAAGTATGGTACACAAATCCAGAGTCAGCTGAGGTAAACTTTTCTACTGGCACTAATCGTAGATATTCTGGCATCTGGCCCATCTCTTCAGTACATTCTCTTACAATAGCTTCTATTAGAGTTTCACCTTCTTCAATCTTTCCACCGGGCAACCCCCAGGTATCTGGGTGTCTTGAATCGTCTCGAAGCAGGTATAGATAACGTCGTGTATCAGACGAATAAAACCAAACTCCCACTGCATTTACAACACTAGACTCCATGTTCCTCCCGGATATAGTCCTTGATAACTCTTGATCCATGTTGTGCCAGTCCATTCGTATTGAATACTGGTTGTGATATTAGTGACATATTGTATATTATCTGGAGAATTCTCACTGTCAAAAGAAACTATCCATCTTTGCCCATCGTATTCAACAATGTCGTTAGCCTGTGCAATTAAAGGTTGACCGTTGACTCCGGCCCAGGCTTCAGCATATCCGTCGTTGCTACCTGTAGATTCAGTGAGCAAATATCTCTGCCCTGCTGTTGCTGCAACTAGTCCAGCTCCCGGTCCATTACGTAACGGATCAATTACGGCATTTACTGGAGTTAGTGTATTAGATGGAATGGTATCTTGATTGATATCAAACAATAAGAATCGATCATCTGTGGGATCAAACGCAATGGTACCTGTGACTTCAGTACCGTCCTCTTGCTCTAATGTAATATAACTAATTCCAGGACGTATGGCGCCAAAGTCACCAATTACTGCGGACCACATTAAGTTGCTAGGAGGACTGTCTGCTGGAGTCAAGCTGGTATTAGATTGATCAATAACCTGTGCAGGTCTTAATGCTTGCAATTTATTGCCAATCAACAACACTTGATAGTTGTATGGAGTAAAAATTTGTCTTGATCCTAACAATAAATCATTATCCATAACAGCATTTGACGCATCACCATTGGCATCATATACACTAGCAATGATTCTCTCTACAACGCCTAGTTTTTTAACTTTAGCCGGTGCTGAAATCCAAATTGGCAATGCAAATGTCAATGTAGCAACATCTATGGGGTTCTCTGTGCCCACAGGAATAGTTCTTGATGTCCACTGCACACTTTCCAATTCAACCACACTCAAACTGGTCCAGTCAATGTAGTTGTCTGTTGATTGTATTTCCAATGCTGGATTAAACAGCGTAAGCATTTGTTCCAGCAACTGCATTTTTTGATTGGTGTTTGATGTCCAGATATCTAACTTGATTGTCAGCTTGTATGGCACAGGCATCAAACGTTCAATGGTAAACGCATTGCCTTGAGTGACTTCGTAAGTATCTGTAGCAGTATCATATGTACGTTGACGCACAGCAATCTTGCTGATATGATAGGGTTCCTGCATTCTTGGACGGTCATAATCCAATCCAGAAATATAAAAAGTCATTTGTGGAACACTGGGCATGAATCCTGCTGAATTGTTTTGTACCACTGTTTGAGCTTGACGAGTCCAGTCACCGTACTTGACAGGCACACGAATTAGCGTGTGGTTGGTACCTTCTTCGTTGCGTCCGTATTCAACTTCAAAGTTGTTGAATATTCTAGCAAACTGCAATAAGAATCTGCGTATCTGTTCGTCATAAAAAAATAGTGGACCTGCCATAATTAACCGCCGTTGTCTGCTCTAGGTTTAAGTATCTCAGAAAGACTCTGTCTACTTGGTATTGTGCCACGATCAGTTGTGGCCACGTTGCCAGTGTTGTTGACAAAACTGGCACGTTGAGTTTGTGCGTTTTCTGCGTAGTTGAGATCAGTACGAACTTTCTCCTCAATCTTGATCCAAGCTGTGCCATTGAATCGGAACAAACGATTTGGGAAATAGTCTAAACGTAAAGCATAGTCGCCTGCTACTGGGTTTACAGGGAAACTTACTCCTGGAGTAACAGGCAAGCCGTTGGGAGCAATACCGTCGCCTGTGAGGTATCCAAGTGTATAACCGTCAGCTCTTGGTGTAGTTCCTTCTGCACCTTGTGTACCGTCAACGGTGTTGTATGTATTATCGGCAGTGACTCCAGCACCGGCAGGTTGTCCATCTTCTGTGGTTGGAAGAATATAGAACTTAACAGTATCATATCCACTCAGTGGAAGCTCTGCGTATGCTTGTGTGATAATAGCATCGTTGATTTCCAAATCTCTTGGACGTGTACTGG